TGTGTAAATCTGATCTCCATCAAAATCCTGTGTCAAAACGCCATCGGTCAATGCTTTTGGCAATCTGGCCAATGCGCCTAAAGCAATGATTTTGATGCGTTGTGCGTAAGCAACCGATCCAACCTCGGCCACCGAAATGCCCACATCCACGACCGAGCCGCCAAAAATCGGCACAAATGTAGCTGTGGAATCTTGCAGCTCAATGGTCAGCGAATTGTTGATCTCAATCAGCACATTGGATTGATCAAGGTTGATCAGCTCAAGATTGATGTATCCGGCTTGAGCCTGTTCATAAATGTTTGTCCGACCGCTTTGAATTGTAAGATTGGCCAAAATAGCGGTTTGGTATTCCACGCCGCCAATCGTCACGCGCCAAACTGGGTTGAATACACTCATTGCTGTAATTGGAGCGTAGTAGCGCCGCCCGTGCCTCGATAGTAAGAATTATTGAGCGTGGTCACAATTGTCCGTGCTGTACCTTCTGGATCAATTGCGCCATTGACATTAAGATTAATTGTTGAACCACTTGATCCGGCTCCCGTAGATCGTGATGCGCTGGAACTTGATGCCACTACTTTTGAGGCAGCCGCGGCACTACTTGCAGCCGTTGCTACGCCTCCGGTAGAAAATGTCTGACCATTTGGCATCGTTCCCGAAAATCCTGAAACGGATGATCCACTTGAAGCGGACGGCGTGTCTGATCTGCCAGCAAGTGCATTTGCACCAGCTAAAACACCAGCTGCCAATGCAACAGCTCCCACGCCTAGCAATGGATTCAAAGCAAACGCTGATGCAACACCTGCAACAATGGATGATGCTTTTAACAGGTTGTAAGCCTTAATCAATGTGTTGATTAAAGCTATTGTAGCAACAACACCTGCCGCAATCTTATTCACGACAAAAATAGTTCCAATTACAGCAGCCGTTGCAATTAATACTTCTTTAAATTCGATGACTGTATCAATAACGGCTCTAACCTTGTTACCCCACTCAATTGCAGACATTTGGGATTTGGTCAAACCAGCTGCCAGCCCATTTTGGCCAGTTAGTCCATTGACAAAACTTTGCACGACCGGCACGACATTTGTCAAAATGTAATTAGTCAAGGTTGTAACGGCTGGCAACAAAGCCGCACCGACTTGCTCTTTTGTTTCATTTATGGCAATTGATAATTGTTGAAATTTAAAGGCGGCTGTGGTTGATTGATTTTGAATAAAACCATCAAAAGTCTTGTTGAGTAATGCCTGTGTTTGGTCAAATGTCAATGTCTTAAGAGTTGCAGCATCGATGCCAACGCCCAATTTGGTCAATGCTGTGTTTGATCCATCAAAACTTTTGGCGACAGCATTTGTGACAGCTTCTAAAGGTTTACCCGTAGCTGCTGCAATTTCTTGGCTTAAAGTGAGCAATTCCTGAGCTTTGGTCAAATCGCTAGTTGAGCGCAATAGGCGAGACAAGGCCGGACGAATCACATCATCGGTTGTTGCCGTCGCGATGCTTTGTTTCGTCACATATTTATCGATGCCAGCAATTTGTTCAGCTGTGGCATTTGTGGTGTTGCGGATTGTTTCCTCGAGTTTTTTCTGACTGGCTTGATCCTCAGCGGCGGCCTTGATCGATGCAATGGCAAATGCACCAATTGCGGCTCCAGCTGCGGCAAATGCCAAAGCGGCTTTTTTGCCAAACTCACTTGCTTGATCGCCAAGTGTTTGAGTCGATTTACCAGCCGCGCCAATGTCTTTTGTAAAACTAGCAACATCGGCCAACAAGGCCAGCTTTAAGGTTCTGGATTGTCCGGCCATGTCACCACTCCTTCAAAATGCGATCGAAAGCGTTTAGCCATTGGCCAATCAAATGAGGCTGTTCAGCTCGCAATGTAGGATAGATAAACCAGCCACGCGATCCACGGCCTTCACGGCCTGACCAAACGGGAAATTGCTTGTATTTGTTTGAGCCAAATTCGTAACCGCCCCAAAGCTGTTGCGTTGTACCGCCACCTCTAAACTTTTGTGAAACAAAGCCAAATGACAATTCACCGATCTTGGATGACTTGCTTACCCGTGATCCTTGCGCAATTCTGGATGCAGCGGCATTTGGCCGGCTACTAGCTGCGGCGATGATCTTTGATTGTAGATAAGTGGCTAATCCATTGCTCACGCTTTTGGCTTGCTTTACAGCTTCCTCATCCATACCTTTAAAAGCTGACAAAACAGATCGCAATTCTTGGCGGTTAAATGCGATCGCTTCCTCAGCCATTTCTTTTCTCCAAAATCTCAATTGCGGTTAATAAATCCTCAGCTGTTTTAAATTCGCTGACAGGTTGGCCACTTGCGATGGCTACCTCCCATAAAATCCTATTTATGCTTCCGGACTTATAGCTTTTGGGTTTGCATCACCAACAATGATGTCGCTGACAGTCTCACACCAAATTTCATAAGGCTTGACAGGTTTGCCAGCGGCCTCACGCTTCATTGCATGGTATGCAAGAAACAACAGATCGGACACGCCCATTTTGTCTTGAGCTTGTCCAATCGTGTTGCCTGTCTTGATTTCCCATTTTGCCCACTCTGCTGGATGTGCAATGTATGTTTCACCATTGCCATCTGTGTATTCGATTGTGATTGGTAGTTTCATGCTCCCGGTTCCTTATCTCTTAGCTAAATGTGGCAACAGGTGTTGTGACACATGTAAAGGCTAGTGAAACAGTTTGTGCATCTGGTGCTGTACCGCCGGCGCTTGGCAAAATTGGCTGCACATCAAAAGCAAATGATGCGCCTGTGTCAGCTACTAATACCACGGCTAATCCGGTATTTGGTGCGCTTGTTGCAGCTGTCCAAAGTGCCTCGCACAATGATGATGCTGCGCCCCAATCGGCCAGCATTTCAACGGCAAATGAGCCTTGAGTATCTGTCGTAAAATACGCTTTGCCATCAAGTGTTTGAAATGTATTAATTGTCGAATCGACTGTCAAAGTCGCTGATGTAGCTTGAGCATCAAAATCATCACCATCAATGGTGAAAGTAATGTCTCTGCCCGTGATTATTGTTGTTGGCATGGTTTCTCCTTAGTCGGTGTAATAGGTGCTGACTTGTAAATCGGCCGTAAGGTACTTACCGGCACCGACTTCCAATGGTTGTGGTTGATTGACATTGCCCACGACATAGCCGTTTGGCATTGTGCTGATGATGTTAATCATCAATTGTTCAAGATTGTCTAAAGCTGCGGCATTGTTTGAATAACCCACAACGCCTGTCACAGTCAGATTGACTTTGACTTTTGTTGTTGTGCCATTGATCAACACGCTTTCCAAATACGGTGCATCCGGGATCAAACAAATCGATGGACTTGTCATTGTCTCTGGAATACCGTTGTACACATTGGCCGCAATGGTTGATAGTGCGGTTTGCAATGGTGTGCGGATGTCGGCCTCGATGGTCATTGGCACATCGTTTCGACATCTAAAAATGGCCCCAGTAGGCCAATCACTCTGTTGCTCAAGCTGCGGCCCAAAATAAATGGTGCCGGCTGAAAATTGTCTGCCATGATCTGATTGCCGGGAGCTGTAATGCTTTGAAAAATCTCAACCGACACAACCAAAATTGCGTTTTCAATAGGTGGCGTATTTGCGTAAAGCGATGCGGCTGATCCACCGGATAAGGTAGCGGTTGCGGCAGGAATAAACGGCAACGGGTAATCTCGATCAGCCGCCGCTGTTGCAGCTGTAAATGTATAAGGCTCAATACGATCATCGGTGACTGTGTATGTCGCGTTATAGATACCGGCCCCGGTTACTACAACGGATTGACCCGGCACAAAGTAATTTGGCCGCATAGTGGTGAAATAAATGACGGAATCACTTACATTGGCAAAAGTCACCGATGATTGGTATTGCGTAAGTAAAGGCAAGATTGTTTGTTCAGCTGCATCTATAAAAGAATCCAGCTGAGCATCACTATACAAGGAAACCGAGACACCAAGAATTTGTCTGAGCTGTGAGGCTGTGACTATCGCTGGCATCTCGGTTCCTTTCGTATCGTTAGCGTTCGGGAGCGACCGCTACCGATGTCTGATTGTTAGTTTTGGTTCCAGCATGCGCCGAATGGAATCTTTGGTGCAATTGCGCCGTATCCGTAGTACAGGATGTCAATTGTGCCATCGCTGTTGATGTTAGTGCGTAGGTTAAAGCGTGGGCTTTCATACCATGTCCATGCATCTGGATTCACAACAACCATTGAGAAATCGCCGGTTGATGTTGTTGGGCCAGCGTTACCAATTGACCGAGAAACAAAGAGATTGAGGCCCGGTGAAACTACACCGCGCAATGAGTCTCCGCGAACATTTCCAGCTGCATTTGATGGTTGAGCTGCGTTGTATAGCGGTGAGCCATTATCCGAATACCCCATTATGTTTGTCCATTGTCCGGGACTCACGACGATATTACGAGCAAATCCAAGTGATGATGAATAAACGGCTCCGGCTGCTTGAGATGTGTAACCCAAAAATCCGGTTGGTGTGTTTGCATTAACACCGGTCTGTTGTCCAGCTGCCGCAATTGTTCCAACGGCAAATTCATCGGTTACTTTTGCGTAAGCAAATTCAAGATTTTGCAAAAGTGCTGTTAGGTATTCCGGCCGTGATCGGTCGATGAGTTCCACCGTACTGATGGCTCTACCTTTGAAGCTTTGAACAGGCACGCTCAAAAATGTGGCTGAAAGATTTGATTCTGTGACAGCTGCATTTTCTGCAACATTTGCCACAGTTGGTACGCCTGTAACGCGTGGAATTTCAAATGTCATGCCTTCGCCGACAAGTGTTTCGCGGCTTAGCGCATCAATCATGCCACGATCAGCATTTGCCAATGCATTTACAATCTGTGTGCTTTGTGGTGTTGGGATCATGCCCGGTGCTGTTGATGTGGTGTTATCGGCAGCCTTTACAT